GTTCCGTCGAGGACAAGTCTGTATGGTAGCTGCTGCACCTAACGCTGGTAAGTCTATGTTTGCTCTTATCTATGCGATGAAAGCAAATGTGTCAACGCTTTTCTTCTCGGCAGATACAGATACCACAACTGTAATGATGAGAGCAGCATCTGCTGCATCTGGTCATTCACAGGTATCAGTAGAAGCAAACTTATCTAAGGATAAGCACTACTACGATAAACACTTTGGCAAACTAGATCATATTAAATGGGTCTTTGATTCGTCACCATCACTAGACGATATCGAGTTAGAGATCAGAGCATACGTGGAGTTATATGGCGAGGCTCCCGAACTAATAGTTATAGATAACTTAATGAACGTGGCAGCAGAGACTGACAATGAGTGGGCTGGCTTACGTGCGATAATGATGGAACTCCACGATATGGCACGTAAGACCGAAGCCTGTGTACTTGTACTGCACCACGTATCTGAGCAGAGTGAGTATGGATCACCATCTAAACCACCTGCCAGACGTGCTATTCACGGTAAGGTGAGTCAGTTGCCGGCGTTAATCCTAACGCTTGGCTATGACCCATCAAACGGTGAACTAAAGGTGGCTGCTGTGAAGAACCGTTTTGGTCCACACTTTGCAGACGCTAGTGACTTCGTAACGCTGTTCGTAAACTACGCAGCCTGTCAGATATCTGATAAAAATGCGTGGGGTGTTATGCTAAGAAATGATGCAGTAAACGGATACCAGGGCGATTACATAGTCCAACAATAGATAAGGGAATAAAATGAGTGATGTCGAAAGAGAAGTAGCGATACTTAAAGTTGACTTGGCTAACTTCTTCAACGCGATGATCCAGTCCGGCATCGTAGAGATAGTCAAAGATGAAGAAGGACAAATGGTTTACAAAACCAATAAGGTTGTACTGGTAGATGAGTCAGTACAACAAGACTAAGGGTTCTCAGTTTGAGACAGATGTAATGAGGTGGCTCCGCAAGATGGGTGCCATAGCAGAGCGTCTGACTAAAGCTGGGGCAAAGGATGAGGGCGACATCGTTACTGTTATCGCAGGGGAAACTTACATCCTTGAACTAAAGAACAGGCAGACGCTCACCCTGCCTCAGTTCTGGAAAGAAGCACAAGTTGAGGCGTTTAACTATGCTAAGGCTAGGGATCTTGGGGAAGTTCCATTGTCTTATGTCATAGTTAAGCGTCGCAACGCTCCCATAGAACAAGCGTGGGTAATTCAAGATCTAACACAGTGGCTAAAGGAGAAACAATGATAGTTCCTGGTCCTAAATTAATTGAGCTAACAGTCAAGAGTAATGCTGGAAGAAGTCTCTATGAATTAGCAGCAGCGGAATGGCCTTCCTATGTTTTGACTCCATTATATTTGGCTATAAAAGAAATGGAAGATGAAATGATAGGGGAGGAATAATGGCATACGTAGCTCAGTGGTATGCAAATGAAAGACCTGCTTATTCTTTTTATTGCGTATGCGGGCTAGCCATTACAGGTCAAAGTGAAAAAGGGTTACATACCCTAATAAGAAAACACAGGGAAAAAGGTATTTTCCATTTAGAATATACAGGAGAAATAATTATGCCAGTACCAGAAGGCGAACTAACAACATCAGAGATTTGGAGCGACCCAAATGCCGTCGAAAATCAAACCGTTGAAGAGACGGAAGCAGTCGAAGTTCAAGAGGAAGTCAATGCCACAGAGCCAGCGGTGGTCGAAAGTGGAAGTCAGACAGAAGGATGATCTGCCAAAGCTGCCTTAAAGCCGGCGAAGAAAACAAGGCTAACCATATAAAGCGTGCAGCACACTGGCACGAGAAGTGCGAGGGGTGCGTATGCCAGCACAAGACTGGACAAGGCTGGGTAAAGGTCGAGGGAGTAAGAACTCCGTTGATGCAAACGCAATCCCCATAGGTCCAATCGTTTCTTTCTTTGGCGGTGAAGTCAGAGAAGGTCAGGATGTATCAGTTAAGTGTTGCTTGCATAGTGACACCCGCAGGTCTGCTGTAATAAATACCTATAACAATTTGTACTTCTGCCACACCTGCGGCAGAGGCGGTAACGCAGTCAGCATTGTCTGCATCATAGAGAACTTGGAGTTTAAGGATGGCCTCAAACGCGCAGTCGAAATTGCTACTGGAAGCGGCGCAGCGATACGCTCAAGAGGTAAGTCCGGAAGTTCTAGTCGCTCTAAACGAACGTGGAATATCTGAACTTGTAGCAGCTAAGTTCCAACTTGGTACAGTAACGAACCCGATCAACGGTCACGAGATGTATGAAGGGTGGATATCTATCCCTTACATCACCGCCAATGGCGGTTGCGTAGGCTTTAAGTTCCGTCGCATTGATGATGGCAAGCCTAAGTATGGCTCACCTACTGGGCAGAAGGCACACCTATACAACGTGGCAGATGTCTTGCCACTATCGCCTTACATAGTTATCTGCGAAGGTGAGTTAGATGCTGTGATTACTAGCGGAATGGTGGGTATTCCAGCAGTTGGTGTACCTGGAGTGCAGTCCTGGAAGCCACACTTTCCTAAGTTATTTACAGGTTATGAAACGGTCTATGTTGTAGGCGATAACGATATTAAAGAAGATGGATCCAACCCCGGTGCTGACTTTTCTAAGCGTGTCGCTAACGAGATAGTTAACTCACAAATTGTTACACTACCATCTGGTATGGATATAAACGATTACTACTTAGCATACGGGGCAGACGCCACCAGAACTCTGCTAATAGGCGAACTGAAAGGATGAGTAAAGAAGAATGGCAACAGATGATACAGACTTTGCAGCATATGGGTTTTCAGATCCTAGAGATAAATACGGAAGCAGAGACAATTCTCTTGCGCCCTACACCGACAAGGTAGATGAAGCCTTTGTCGCAGATGTCTGGCGTATTATGGATTCAGCAGGTAACTTACTCATTCGTAAACACCACGACTACGGCCCAAAGAATATTGCTCACTCACCAGGTGGACCACTTAATGGTTTGCGTGTACGTATGTGGGATAAGATAGCTCGCATCAACAACCTGCTTGACTCAGGTGTTACACCTAGCAACGAGTCCTTGCGTGACTCATACCTTGATCTGCTCAACTACTCTGCTATTGCGATGATGGTTCTAGATAATGTCTGGCCTGAAGTCGAAGTGCGAGACTGTGACTGAACTTCACCCTGTTGTCTATGACTTAGCGCCGTCAGTTGCTTATGCAATTCACCGGCGCTATAAGCATTGGGTAGAGAAAGATGATATCGCTCAGGAGTGTATCGCTTGGGCTATCACCCGCAACGATTACATCACCGAGCAGATGAGCGTTGAAGATCCTAAGCAGTTAGAGCATAACGAGAAGCGTATTGCCTACCAGATGAGGCGAGCAGCAGAACGATATGTTCGCAAAGAGAAGGCTAACAAGTCTGGCTATCAGTTAATGGACGAGGCATACTATGAAACCCTTATGCTCGGTCAGCTATTGCCCTTCGTTATTGCCTCCGTCATAGACGGAACAGTACTAGAACAAGCACAAGAGATGATTAGAGATGGTCAGCCACGCGGCTCATCATCTCCAGCAGAAGGTGGCAACCTGCTTGCTAGCCTTATAGATATTAAGAAAGCCTTCCTTGAATTAGATCAGAAGGATCAGATCGCACTGCGTATGCGACACCACGATAACGCTACGCTGCAACAGATAGCAGCGTTCTTAGAGTGTGCTGTCTCTACTGCTGATCGCAGATGTACCAACTCCCTTCGCAGGTTGCAAGATAAACTAGGCGGAGAGACACCGTATAGATGACAGGCGGTGATGGTGTAATGGAAACACAACTATCATTCCAGATAGAAGATGGCGGTTCAATACCGACCTCACCGCTCCAATTTTCCTTTGAAGTTATCAGCGCAAAGGCGGCTTGTGATCTTAATGCAAAGTGGCATAGCCGCTTTCCATATATCCATTGGTCGAATGTTGTAAGAAACAAAGCATATGTTTGTTATGCTGCAAAGTTTGAAGGTGAATACTTTGCTGTTGCCATATGGTCTTCTCCAATAGCTAGAAAACTAGACGCCAGCAAGATACTTGAACTTAGGAGAATGGCTATCAACTCTTCTTGCCCAAGGAACACAGCGTCAAGAATGATTTCTTATATGCGTAAAGACATAGTAAAGCGCTTTCCACAGATAGAGAAACTGATATCTTATCAGGATACTGAGGTTCACCAAGGCACTATCTATAAAGCATCTGGCTGGGTGATGGTTGAGACTAGAGCAAAAGAAACCGACTGGTCTAGGACTAGAGGCCGGGCTAAACCACAATCATCAGCAGTAAAAGTACGTTGGGAGTTTGTACTTTGAAAGAAGAAGAGTTATTTAACTACCTTCAACAGAGCCTTTACCCAGACTTGGTTAAGTCACCCGGTATCTATGATAGTTATGATTGCACCAGCGCCAAAGCTGCACACTACATCGAACTTAAATGCCGGCAGACTCACTATGAAACCCTGCTTATCGAAGAGATTAAGTACCGCAAGTTGATTACTCAGGCAGCAGAGCGTGATCTTATCCCCTTCTACATCAACTCTACTCCACTTGGTATCTACTCCTTTGACCTTATGGATATACCAGAACCTAATTGGTATACACAAGTGATGCCAGTGTCTACGGAGTTCGAGAACAAGGATAAGGTTTACAAGTTAGTAGGTTACTTAGATATAAACGAGGCGGTAAAGCTATGATCTATTCTTTTAACTGCGAGTGCGGTAGCACTAGAGAACTTGAGCAGTCTATTCACGCTGAGATCATTGAGCCAATCTGTACAGATTGCCACCGTAGTATGTACAGAATTTGGTCTTCTCCCGCTATCACCTTCAAGGGTAAAGGTTTTTACACCACCGATAATTAAAGTAGCCCCACCGGAAAGAGGTTACGGTGAGGCTACTAGAAGCGGCTAGGTGGAAGGCAGTCCTATCCGCAAGGGTTAAACGGTATCACAGATACCTTGTATGATCCACTCTACGACAGGCACAGCAACTGCGTTGCCCATTTGTTTATAGCGTGTTGAGTCTGGTTGTCCAGCTGTCCAGTCATCAGGAAAACCTTGCAACCTTTCACACTCGACTGGAGTTAGTCGGCGCACCAAAGTACCAGTTACTGACGGTGGCTGCTGGCTGGCTTTGAGAGTTGGAGACATATCCTCAAAGGTTGTGGCATTAGATCCAAACTGCGTATCAAAAGAGATAGCAACTCCGTGTCTGTCTCCACCAGTTAAAGTGTTCATTGGATCTCCTTCTTTACCTATACCTAATCCGTTACCAGCACCGTCCATTTTGTAAGTGCCGTCGTGCATTGGCCTCCTACCTGCAAAGCGCGTCGCTTTATCGTGGATAGGGATAGCAACTATCAAGCTTTCTGATCCTCCCCCAAGATCGCCTCCATTAGCTCTCAAAGTACCAACTCCTTCTTTGTATTGTGCAAACGAACTGCTAGTGAACGACCACATTATCTTCCGGTCTCTTGTATGTAGTAGCGGTTAAAGTAGTTACTCCTTCGGAGTATTTAGCGAAGCCTGTTTGACCAAAGCTTCTCGCAGTACTGGGGGCAGAGTCTTGCCTCGTCGGTTGGCTCGTCGAAGTATCCCTTCGCAGGCCGTCGGACTTAAATAGTATTTCGGCAGGACTTGATGAGTCACTAGCACGTCGGCCAACGATGAAGACGCGACGCCGTCGCTGGGGTACTCCGAAGTGTTGAGCATCAAGCACCCGCCACGCAAGAGAATACCCGATGTCGGCCATCGTTCCGACGACGACTCCAAAATCTTTTCCTTTGTTACTGGTAAGGAGACCAGGTACGTTTTCGATGACGAAGTATTCTGTTTGCGTTTCTTCCACAAGTCTTGCAATTTCCCAGAATAGCCCGCTTCTTTCGCCAGCAAGACCAGCCCTCTTGCCAGCGACACTGAGGTCTTGGCAGGGAAATCCTCCTGTAATAATACCTTTGCTTGGATTAAATCCGGCATTTATTAAATCCTCTCCCTTAACTGTAGTTACATCTGTAAATTGTGTTGCTTCTGGGAAGTGCTTAGCAAGCACCTCGTTGCACTTCTTATCTATCTCTACCGAGGCAACGACTTTCACTCCTTGCCGTTGCATAGCAAGGTCGAAGCCCCCGACTCCTGCGAATAGGCTTACTCCGGTGAACACTCAGTACCAGCCTCGTCTATCGCTGTGGCGGAGAGCGCGACACGCGCTCCCTGAATAGCGATGGTTAAGGTATCTAAGGCCGTGTAAGACTTGGAGTTCAGGTCTGCTACTACGCTCTCTAAGGAGCTGAGCAATTCCGTAAGCGCTTGATCCCTGCTGGTTCTTTGCAAGGTGGTCAAACCTTGACTCACGGGTCCATAAGGTGATGAGGCAACGCGTCTCTCGCTTCGTATAACCGAGAGCCTTACTATATTCTCTTGCGATACGCTTGTTGTTTCGTTTTTCATTAGTGGTTGCCTTCGTTCTCTCTGTTATCTGTGGAATAACTTGCAAGCGTTCCGGTGATAGATGAGTAGGTGCGAATATCCATAGTAGGGATAGTACTACCGTCAATATCAACCCATTTTTTACCCAGTTGTACATCTGCCACCTTCTCTTGCTCAAGTAATTCCTTGTAAGTTTCCGGATAGGCTTTTGCCAACCGCACTAGGGCGCGGTCTCTCGCCCGTCTGTAATTACGATACTGTACCGCAGCTCGCTTAGCGGTCTCTATTCTTCTACTTGTCTCCGTCATTAAGTTTATCCTCCACTACTATTAGCGCGTACAAGACTCCCAATACTACCAGTATCCCTATGAATAGGTTCATCAGTTCACCTCCTTTAAAAGTTGATACATCTCGGTTATATCTAGCGGTTGGCCAACCGGTTGAGCGTCTAGATCATCGCTCTCCCACCCTGATACCAGCAACCTAGACCCTTTCGGGGCAAGGTGTAGCCAAGATAGGGCGTCGAAGGCTCTCTCTCCACCCCACCTAGTCTCGCCGTCTGGCTCTATCACTTCATAGAATAGTTTCAGCCCTGATCTAACAGGGTGAAAGGCTATTAGTTTACCTAGTTTATCCATTAGTTTCCCCTTCTCCGTCCTCTCCACCGTGCTGCTCACAATGAAAGAAAGTCTCACTTGTAGAGTTATCACACTCGTCAGCGTGGCAAATTAGTTTATCCATTACTCTCTCCCTCTCCTGCTAGTAGTAGTCCGTTGGTGATAAGGCTAGCCCACATATCCTCGGCTGGTTTATCCTCGTTTAAAGCTTCCAATAGGTTTAATTCCTCCATAGCCCTCACCATCCTTTTTAGGTTACGCGTACCGTTAGGGATATCCCCTGCTATCAACTGTTCTATGCCTACTTGCCGGCATAGGTTTACCTTCGCTTGCCAGTATTCTTTATTCATTACCTTCTCCTTAAATTGCCTTGGCAAAAGTCGCAAGTATCCTCGCGGTTATCTGGTTCGTCATACATACGGAAGCATTGGATACACTCTCTAATCTCCATTACTTAACCTCCGGTGGGCAACCCTCAGAGATATGCCCCTCGTTGTCCTCGCATATGCACCAGCCAAATCTCTCGAGCTGCTGCGTGTGGGTCATCTTTACTCGCTGGTAATACTCTTGCGTTACCGTATCCATATTAGTCGGCATACTTTTCCTCCAGCGTATCGTAGGTCTCATCCTCGGTCTCATCCTCATCAAGCCCTAGGGCTATATCGTCGTCTAAGCGTGGCTCAGGCATTTGCGGCCTCTCTTTCGGTCATTTCATCTAGTAATTCCTCTAGTTCGCCAAGCAATTTATACTCTGTAAGCGCCCAACTTGGCTTAAATAAACTAGAGTTCTTGAAAACCAAGTCATATCCGTCATTGAGATCCCAATAAAGGGTAACTATATGTGTCTCTCCTTCTCGTTCAAAAGAGATATTTTTAGTCCAAGCTGTTACCTCTTGGCTTACTTCTTTAATCGTTATCTTGCTCATTACCCTCTCTCTTTCTAGTCGTTATAGCAAGACTCGCACAGCGCAAGCTCGCCAGATAGTGTTATTACTTCGTGTGTTGCTGGATTACCACTAGGACAGTTATTACAGATTACCAATTCGGCTACGCCGTCGCAGCCTTCATCAGACAGATCCGGATTATCGCAGACGCGCAGGCACTCTCCCTCGCACTCGCAATTACTTTCGTCGCCTTCGTGTAATACACGCCAGCTGTCGGATCCGCACAGTTCGCAGCGGCGGATCTCATTGGTAAGTAAGGCGTTTAGTTGCTTGATCATTTTTCCTCTTTCTCTTTTGGTTGTAGTTTGTTTTGGGTGATAAGCCCACCACCTGCCTTGACCCAACCGATCAAGGCAGATAGAAAGCATACCAGACTATGCCCTATATCATAGAGCTTTCTCTTGTATGTGTTGTCTCCATAGTTTTATGGCCTCTTTCTTGGTGTATCCGTAGTATGTACGGGTTAGGAAATAGTGGTCTCCTTCCCCTTCTACGACGCCGGAAATCTGCCAGGCGCCTGACGGAAATAGTTTTTGTGCGGTCATAGCTTTTCTCACTTTCTCTCTTAGTTGTAAGCAGGGGTTAAATTCCGGTTTTGCTGGTGAGGATTTCGCAGCGATCTAGCGGCCTTCGGCAGAAAAGCCGAAAGCTACTAGAAAGCTGCGGCGGCCTCTTTTAGTAGTCGCGCCCCGTTAACTTGCAATAAACCCAATACGCGCCCTCGACCACCTTCAGCAGCAGCCAAAAGCCAACGCCATAAGCGGCAAGAGTTAGCAGAACGGAGAGCAAATAGCCTAGATCCTCAGACATTAGTTGGCCGCCTTCAAGTTATCAAAAGCGCGGTTTTCTTGATCGCGTTCAATATAAGCGCGAGCGATCTTATCAAAAGCCGTAGACCCAAAACCTCTCAGCATTTGGTTGATTAGATCGGCGGTGTAGCCGTTGCCGCGCAGCTTTTCGCGTTCGGTTACCTCAGCGATCCGATTTTCAAAAGACTCGCGCAGCAATTCGGAAAGCCAAGCGACATTGTGCGCCCCGTTTTGGTTAAAAAGAGCTTGTAATTGCGTGTAAGCGCAGAAATCGTTATCGGTTACGAGTTGGAAATCCTGAGCAAATTGCTCGCTAGCGGTTGGTTCTTGGTACATTTTTGCCTCTTTCTGGTTGATTTGGTGATCTGACGGCCATCGTCAGGCAGCGTATACGCTACGACCCCCGAAGGGGTTTCGGCCTCTCAGGGGTTTATGGCTTGGATATTCTTGGCCTTCATATTTTCTATGATCTTTTGCGCTTTTTGGTTTGGCGTTTGCTCTTGGTAATCCTCGCCGTATTCGTAGAATTCGCCCTCTTGGTCGTCGTCGTAATAGGCAAACCCCTCAGCGTTGGCATAAATCCAAGTTTTCTCGCCCGTTTTGATATGCACGCACATCGTATAACCGCCCGTTTGGTGAACATCGCAGCTAGTACCAAGATCTAGCAAGGCAGCGGCAAGCGCCGTCGTGCCTTGATTTTCTGAGGCGTAAGCCTCGCGGCATTGGTAACAGCCTTGGTGCGGGTGAGATACGAAATCGGGGCAGGTAGTGGGCAGATTTGCCCAAGTGTAATCGCTATCGGCTGCGCTCTCGTTGCTATCGTTAAAAGTTGGATCGTTATAGGAAAGCCAAGCGGCGACCATTTTTTCCATTGTTGCCGACATTTCAGCGGTTAAATCTGGCGGAAATTCGCCACCTGTAACCGTTGGGAAAGCTTTTCCGATCTCGTTCCAAAATTCGATGAGCGCGGTTTCTGTTGTTTCCTCTATCTTTTCGGCTGTTTCTTTATTCATTTGCTTATTCTCCCAACTCGTCGGCGCACTTGGTGCAGGTGTCTTGATCGTCTAGAGCTTTTAACGCGTCGGCTACTAGGTAAAGCGTCGCGCACTCAAAACAGCGGCGGCACTCGCAAAATGAAACGATTTCTTTACATAGCTCGCAGCTTTCCTTTTTTTCTTTTACTAGATCGGGGTAGAACTTAGCGAGCTGCTGCCAAAAGCTTTCGGCGATCTCTTTTGGATCGGTTAAGTTTTCCATATGGCCGCAAACAACATTTGCGGGCTGATCGTTAAAACCAAAATGCTCGTTTACATCTCCGATTAAAATGAATTGCTCATCGGTAAAGCTTGGGTGATAAACACCGATGAAATCGGGATATTCGTGGGTGACTTGCCAACCTTTCGGCGCAAGCTTTTCGGTTTCAATTCTTACCTGTTCAGGTGTTGGGTATTGGATCTCCATTATTTTGCTCCTTTTATCTTTTTGATTAGCTTGGCGATTTCATCGCCGCGAGTATCTTTCCAAGAACCCTGCTTATCGGCCTCTAAGCAAGAAAGAATTAGACGAATTTCGTTTTCTAGTAGCTTCATTACTTGGCCGCCTTAATTAGTTCCAGCGCGATTTTATAGCCTGAAATTTCACCTTTTAGATGATTACGGAAACCTTCATCGTCATAAGTTTTGCTGCTTTCTGTTAGTAAATAGCTTTCGGTATTGTTAATTAGATTAGTTAGCTTTTCGCTTACTTGATCTAGTTCATCGGCTGCGTCGCAGAAAATAGCGAGGTGAAAACCTTCGCCGTCGGCTTGTTGCTTGTTAAAGAACTGACCACAAGCACCACAACACTTTTCTGTTTCTTTTAATTCGATGAGGATCTCTTTTATCTTGTTTAACTGTTCAGCTTTCATATCTGGCCTCTTTCGCGGATCGGGTTGGTTGGGTGATCCACTAGGAAAATCATAGGGGAATATGCCCCATATACCAAGCAGGCGCGAGCCTGTGGATAGTTTGCAACGCGGTCGGGCGTGTTGCCGGTTTGGGTACGCTCAGAAAACGGCAGACCCAAGCGGGCAGGGGATCGGTCTGAGGCTCTGAAGTATCTGATTTACTTAGTCAAGCACCCCCGAAAAGCGGGCGGGTCGCAGCTTGGCAGGGGTCGAGTTTCGGCCAACCCCAAAAGTGCCGCGACTATACTAGTTACCAATGCCAAACCTTTTGGCAGGGTCTAACTATCTGAAAGAGGATCAAAATGTCTGACGATCAAAAGAGCTGCAACGCATTAAAGAGGATTTACCACACCGATTTCAAAACCTATGAAAAGGGTTCATTTGAATATGAAGGTGGAGAGTGTGGAAAGCCTGCTGCTTATCGGATCAAATACGATCAAGGAGTCTGGCCGATGAATTGGGGCAAGGTGGCTTTCTGTGAAAGCTGCGCCGCCAAGTTATGGCAAGAGTTAAAGGATCTTTTAGAGCTGTGATCTAGTAAGAGCCGCCCCCGTCGCGTCTTGCGTCGGGGGTTTTCTTTTGCCCTTTTGCTGGCACCTCTGGTCTGCTGCGTCGGCCGTTGCGTCGGTTGCTTAGGGGTTGATCCGCGCCGCTTATATAGTAAGCCGCCCCACTTTCCACCACTATCCCCCAACCTGCCCCCGATCCGTACCGTTTGCCCTGCCGCCGTCGGTTGCCGTAGGCCGAAGGCCTACCCCCCGTTGCTGAATCTGAGCCGCAGCTGGTATATATACCCCAACAAAAAATATTTGCTAAAGTGAAACCGTGTGATGTACCGTCTGAGCAGGACTTATACCAGTGTGATTAACATCACAGTACCTAAAGCGGGAAATGCGTTAAATTTCCTGCCTTATATACAGTAGGGGAGCAAAGCGGGGAAGACCTTTGCGACCCGTTGCGGTCGCCTCTTGCGAGGCCCCTAGGCCGAGTACCGACTTACCCCTCAGTTCGCTGTGGCTCCTTCGGGCGCTAAGCCCGAACAGCCCGCTACCTTTTAGTCGGGATAGTTCTATCTAAATATTAGATCCGCTAAATTCCCCTCAGCCCGATAAAAAAATCGGGCGTAATCTGTAGGAGGAATAGATGGCTGATAATTCAGCAGACATCGCCAAGAGAATCATTCTCGGCGCTGTCGCAGAAGGTATGACCGTTGAGGCAGCTACTGCCTCCGCCGGTAAGTCCATTAAGACTTATGAGTATTACCGCCGCACCGATAAGATATTCGCGGATAAGATTGATCGAACCCGCCTAGGTCTAAAAGACAAGCAGTTTCAGGGTGGCGACGTACACGATATTGATTTCGTGGCCTTCCGCGAGAAGTTCCTACACTCTAAGACTTTCCCACATCAGATAAATCTGATAGATGTAATCGAAGGTCGGCAACCTTCGTGGCTGCACCCTAGTATGAAATTTGAACCGGGCCTTGCCTCAAACCGCGTACTTATAAATATTCCGCCAAACCACGCAAAGTCAATTACGGTCACCGTAGACTATGTGACCTGGCAGGTAGCACGTAATCCGAACTTCCGTGTTCTGATTGTTTCCCAGACGCAGCAACTAGCTGCTGACTTTCTCTACGCCATCAAGCAACGTCTGACCCATCCTATGTATGCAGATCTGCAAAGCGCTTATGCTGCTGGCGTAGGGTTTAATTCCAAGAGCGCATCTTGGCAGGCAACCCGTGTTACCTTTGGTGATGAACTCCGCGAGTCATCTGAAAAGGATCCGAACATCGAGGCCGTCGGTATCGGCGGTCAGATCTACGGTAAGCGTGCCGATATGATTATTGTAGATGACGCGGTCACTCTAAAGAACGCCAATGAGTTTGAAAAGCAGATCCGCTGGTTAACCCAGGACGTTAGATCTCGTTTGAACCCTACGGGCAAACTTATCATTATTGGAACTCGTGTAGCCTCGGTTGATCTATACCGCGAGCTACGCTCTGAAGACCGCTACCCTGGCGGTCTAGTTCCTTGGAAGTATCTAGCAATGCCGGCGCTTTTAACCGCCGATGATGATCCCGATAAATGGGAGACTCTCTGGCCCGCAAGCGATGCTCCATTTGATGGACAAGCAGAATCCGACAAGAACGAAGACGGCCTATATCCGCGCTGGTCTGGTCGTAACCTTTACAACGAACGCCAAGCGATGGATGCAAGTACCTGGGCTTTAGTATATCAGCAACAAGACATATCTGAAAACGCTGCCTTTGATCCTATATGTGTAAAGGGATCTATTGACGGTATGCGTAAGTCTGGCAACTTAGTTGCAGGCTGGCCCGGACATCCTAAAGACTTAAATGGTTTTACTTATATCTGTGGCCTAGACCCTGCAATGATCGGTGATACTGCAGCTATTTGCTACGCCGTTGACCGATCAACTAGCAAAAGGTACATAGTAGATGCTATTAAAATTAGCCGTCCGTCTCCAGCCGATATACGTAATCTTATCTTTGATTGGACAGCACTCTACTCTCCTTCCGAGTGGATCGTCGAAAAAAACGCCTTCCAGTCCTTCTTAACTCAAGACGAAGGTATCCGTATGCACTTAGCATCACGCGGAGTGCAGTTCAAGGAACACCATACCGGTTCTAATAAATGGGATGCCGGCTTCGGTGTAGCAGCAATGTCTACCCTTTTCGGTACTAAGCAACACGATGGTAAGCACCATCGAGATAACTTAATACATCTGCCATCAGATCAAACAGAGAACATCAAGGCTTTGATTGAGCAGTTAATTACCTGGACTCCAACGACTAAGGGTAAGACAGATATGGTTATGGCTCTTTGGTTCTGTGAGATCCGCGCACGCGAGATGCTCAACTATGGACAGTATGCCACGCACCATATGAAAAACCCATTCCTATCTCGGCACGAGCTAGGCAAGCGAACAGTCATTAACATTGAAGAAGCGTTCGCAGAACAAAACAAAATGAGAATCATTTAGGAGATAACATTGTTATCAGTCAAAGAAGTTGACGCGAAACTATCGCGGCTACGTACACGCTCATCAGCGCGTGACCAACGTATGCGCGATGTGCTTTCGGTACGTCAAGGAGATATCTCTAAGGTATTTCCATCTATGTTCTCAGAGGATTATCCAAAGCCTCTAGTCGCCAACTTCATTGACGTAGCAGCACGTGATCTTGCAGAAGCGATGGCTCCACTGCCATCCTTTAACTGCTCAGCAACTAATATGGTTTCAGATGCAGCCCGTAAAGCCGCAGATACTCGTACCCGTATTGCTAATTTTTATGTAACAAACTCTGACTTACAACTGCAGATGTACACCGCAGCCGACTGGTATAACACCTACGGTCTTGGTGTAGGTATGGTTGAGATGGATTACGATGATAACAATCCTCGTATCCGTATGCTTAACCCATTTGGTACATACCCAGAGTTAGACCGTTATGGTCGAGTTCTATCTATTACGCAGGTTATTGTTACAGATGCTGAGTCACTCGCATCACAATACCCAGAGTTTTACGATCAGATCCTAGGTCGCAATCAGTATCAACTGTCTTCACCGTATATCTCAATGGTTAAGTACCACGATAAGGATCAGGATCTGCTCTACCTACCAGAACGTAAGAACCTAGTTCTATCTCAGACACCTAACGTATTAGGTAAAACAATGGCATCTGTCATTATGCGTTCATCTCTTGACGGAGAAGCACGCGGTCAGTTTGATGATGTGCTATCCGTACAACTCGCTCGTGCTCGTTTTGCTATCTTGCAAATCCAAGCCGCTGAGAAGTCTATCCAAGCACCTATTGCTATTCCACAAGATGTACAAGAACTTGCACTCGGTCCAGATGCGATTATGCGTTCTGCTAATCCGCAAGGTATCCGTCGTGTACCACTAGAACTACCTGCTGGAGTCTTTACAGAATCTGGCGTTCTAGAGCGTGAACTTCGTATGGGTGCTCGTTACCCTGAATCTCGTTCAGGCAACATTGACGCATCTGTTGTTACTGGTCGTGGTGTGCAAGCACTACAGGCTGGGTTTGATACACAGATTAAAGCAGCACAAGCACAGTTTGCTCGTATGTTCCAAGAACTTTCTGCAATCTGCTTTGAAGCAGATGAGAAGATCTTTGGCGGAATCCCTAAGACTATCAAGGGATCTGACGATGGAACACCTTACGTTCTAAAGTACACACCATCTCGTGACATCAAGGGTGAATACGGCGTAGATGTACGCTACGGAATTATGT